ATTTGGCCGCCCGGCCAGTTCGCGGTTGAGCCTTTTGCGCTGACGTAGTACCCTGGCGCGTCGTCTTCGTCTCTCAAAAGCGGGATGTCCAACGGTATGAAAACCGTGTCTCCAGGCTTAGTGACGCTGCCGCCGGGGACTTGAGTGCCGTCGGTAATGCTTTGAGACTCGATGACTTTGGAATCATCACCGACGGTGTCGAACGACAGCACGCCGGATTCGTCGCGCTTGCGCGTCAAACGCATACGGTACACCCGGCCGTCCCGATCAGCAATAAAAACCACGTCGGTGGGGTCTAATGCGGCGTATTTAATTGGCAGCGAGATTTCCCCGGACACCAGCGCCGCTGCACTGTCGGAGACCACCGTGTCCGCGATGTTCTTTGCCTCCGACGGAAGCATCCCGATTCCGAGGGTGACGGTTTGTATAGCCGCTTGCCCGCCCGTCATGCGGTCGCTGTACTCGGTGCCGACTTGCCCATCGTCGTTGATGTTGATATACGACACAGCCGCCTGCGGCGGCAGCTCTAGATCGTTCATCACGGTAAGCGCCAACGACACTTCATCAGACTGTTCCGGCTTCGCGGCTAAATCCTCCCAAGGGATGGTGCGAACTGGCGCCGACCCGCGCAGCGTGAAACGTAACTTGTCGCGCAAAGAGCAGTTAAAGAAGAAAGCTGTGGAGAGTTGTTCCAGTGCGCCTCTTGTCGGGCCAACGCTGACAGCCATTCCTCGGACAGCTCGCGGGCTTGTGGACAGGCCGGACGCGTCATACGCGCCGACCGGAAGGCCGGCTCGGGCACACAGCGCTTCGACAACAGACTGAACGGTTTCCGGAGCAGGTGTGAATACGGTTGTTGTAAACAGGTCATCGCCGAGGTACAGCTGAACGTCTTTTATCAAAAACGTCAGAACGCCGTTGGCGACGTGGTCTTGCGCTGCGATGGATACTTGCCCTCCGGACACGCCAACAGAGTCGGTTCTAATAACGATGCCGTCTGCAACCCACTGCACAGTCAGATCGTCTGCCCCGAAAACAATGTCAAATGACGTCGCTGTAAATGTCCCGTGGTTTATAACGAGCGTGGCCCCACCAATCCTGGAGGTAAAGAGCTTTAATACCCCTGACTCCATCCGAACGCCGAATGAAAAGTTGACGCCCAACGTCGCATAAGTCATGAACACCTGGTTGTTGCCCGTGCCTGTGCCAGTAACAGTCGGAAACGTGGCGACGCAGTGCAGCGTCCGCTTCTGGCCAGAATACAGACCGAGGTTCAGTTTTGCGCCCGTCCAAATAATGGAAGAGTTGTTGCTGAGTTGCGCCGTTATCGTCACGCCTGCGGGCCCGAAAGCAAATTGTAACGGGTTAGTTGTTGCGGCCGAGGCGGGAGTGGGTGCTAGGTCGGCGCTGCTTGCTGTTAGCGGAGCGTTAAGCAGCGCGGTGTTATATCCGGCGGCCGAGCCGGTGCGCATCAACTCAAACGTCAGATTGGGAAGTTGCCCGCTGCTGCCCAGTTGCAACCTCTCAATCATCAACGTCGATCTGCCACGGTATGCGGTTGCGTTCCCAACACCCACCCCGGCTTCATAGGTCGGGTCAGGAAGCTGCACCGGTCCGCCGGGATAGAACGTCAATGCTCCCCAAAGATCAGTCTCCACGCTCGCCACGAGCGTCCCAGTGCTAGCGCTGATAAGGCTATTCCAAACCAGTTTCCCGTTCGACCAAATGCGCGTTACGCCTACGGCTTCGTGATCGCACAGCATCACGAGGACGTTCATCTCGTAGGTGTACGCCGTTGACTCTTGGCCGCCGCCTTTGCCCTGCTCCGTGGTAGTTGCGACCTCCATCTTGTCGCTAGCCCAGACAATCTGCCCGCTCACTCGCGCCGCTCCGCGAATCCACGGAATTGGCTGTCCGTATGACGAACTCGTAAAGCGAAGATCGCTGAGTTTGGGGCCCTCAAACCCGGGCTTCGACTCGACCAGGCCACCGATGCCGTAGCCAATGGTCCACCCGGTCAGGACTTGACTGTAATCTCCAGTGAAGTAGCCATAGACGCCGCCAGCCACTGCGCCGACAACACCATAAGCGACGCGACCCATTAGATTACCCCTGGCATGCGGTAGATGCCCCGGAGCCTCAAGTTCTTGGCAAAGAGCAGCCGGGTCTCAATCACGCGGGGCGGGTGCGCAAAGTTACACGCGTGGATTAACGACCAGCTTCCATGCAAATAATTCCCCACGATCCCGAGGTGTTGTGGCTCGTTCTTTGTAGCCAACGCCAACACCGCGCCGAGTTCGATCTCCGCGACGCGCTGCATGTACGCTTCGCACCAGTCAAGCATCGTTCCGTCTGGCGCCGGGACGTAGCCGTTGACGTCGAACGCGGGACCAACGATGCCGAGCGCTCGCGCCACAACAACGATCAACCCCGCGCAGTCGAGTTGAACGCCAGAGGCGCGTCCCTGATGCACCCAGGGCGTGCCTAGATGGCTCCTGGCCTCGGCGACGACCTGTGCCCGGGTTGCGGCGGCGGAAGTCACACGCTGACGTCCGCTGCGGCCGTCAGCCGGTCGATCCCGGGAAGGTGCGGCTCGCCTTGAAAATTAAGGACGTTCAGGAACTTGGTCTTGCAGTCTTCCGTGAGCCGCTTCCGGCACCCAGCGATTGCGGTCAGGGTGTTGCCAACGATGATCGGCGAAGAAGGCGCGAAGACTAGCGTGAAACGTTTTGACGCTGCGACGTATGCCTTGGCACGCATAACGATGTTGACGTTGCCTCCGGCAGTCCACTTGATCGCCCCTTCGCCGTACCAGTCATCTGGCTTCACGGGGCCTGCGCTCGTTTCAAATGTCCGGTCGTCAACGACCGCCGACACTGTAAGCGTGTCTGTGTACGTTGCGGGATTCAATCTGCAAAGATTGCTCCCGTTCGGCGTCGGGTAATCCGCGAACCGCGCCCGGCACGTACGCGTAGTGGCGTTGCCGACGCTCTGCTGGAGATACTGCTGCAAGCCGCGGAGTTCGGCGGTAATCATTCCGTCGCGAAGCCGCACCTGGCCGATTGTGCCCGCCGTCAGCGGCTCCAGCCCGTCGCTCGGGGTCGCCCAGTTGTAACGATAGATGATGTACGCCGCATTCTGCCAGACGCCCCCCAGTATCTGCGCACGGGTAAAAATGGTGCCGTCGTTGATCGTGGACAGCTCCATATTGTCCACGGCAAGGCCCGCGCTGCTGGCGAGCGTCCCCGGGTCGAGCCCATTCTCCGCGTCGTAGAAGACGCCGCCGATCGTCACCGAGTCTGTGGCGCTCGTGAAACCGAATACGACGCCGTCGGTGCGCGTGATGCGCAGCAAGTACCCCAGCGTCGCGCGTCGGCTGTTGTAATGAGTAAGCAGCGCAGGCGGCAGAGTAATCACACGCCCTCCCGGACTTCAACTATTGGGATTCCGTCGCACCGCACAAGCAACTCGCGCGCCCCCGGCTGTCTGTCGACGATGAGGGCGGGCAGATCGTCGGCATCGTAGCGGCAAGGAACAAGGAATTGGCCCGACCAAGACAACACATCTCCGATCAGAACAACGCCCCCCGCGATTACGATGGTGCCCGCGGTGGCGCTGATCGTGCTGCTGGCTGTGATGTTTGTTGTCACGCCGACACGCAACCGATAGACGGCAATAGTGGCGACAACGGGGCGCGTGATCTGTCGCTTGTATGCCGACGCCCCGCTGCCGTACTGTTTGGCGAGGTAAAGCTCGGTCGGAGAGCCGCCTTTATCAACTACTACTCCACGGTCGACCGTGACAAGATAGTCCAGCGTGTCTTTAAGCGGGAAGGACCGCGCCCGCCCGCGGACGCTGTGGAAGTGCTGCACGATCTGGTCGTAGTCGATGGCCGTGCGAACCGCAAATCCTACGTCGAACGTGTGCTGTGCCTTCGACCACTCCTGATTCGAGAACTCCTGTCCGCTCTGGACTTGCACAATTGAAGTTTTCCATCGGACGCGTCGCTGAGCACCCATCGCAATGTGTGGTGGGAAAAGAATGTCGAGGAATTCCATGGCGTCAGTTGTTCCTGGAACTGGCCCGCGAAACGGCCCGCCCGACTTCCGTGGCGATCTGCGCGGCACTGCGGCGGTCGGTGTTGCCAGGCACCATGATGTTGATTGGGGCGTTGACCGTATTGCCGCCTCGGCTGAAAGACGGTTGCGGATCAATGTTCCCGCGCCGACTGCCAGTTAGCAGGTACTGCTTGCTGCCGTCGCTGAAGACCTCCGGCCGGCGCTCGCCGACCTGATACATCTTATTCGGCATGGTGGGGCCGCCGATCGCTTTTCCGCCCCCGAAAATGCCCGCAATGGCGGAGAAGAAAGCCCCGTATCCGCCCCCCGCACTCGACGCGCCGCCGAATGCCGCCTCGGCTACGCGCTGGGCGGCGATGCGGATAAGCTGTTTTACGACGTCGTCCGCGAACGAGGCGAAAGCGTCCTTAGCGCTCTTGGCCCCTGTGGCAAAGTCAACGAAAGCGTCGGCAAATGATCCCTGGAATATCTCTTGGAATTTCTGGTTGAGTGGGTCCGCCGACGCGCGGAGCCGTTCTAACGCCAGCCGCGCCTCTTCGGCGTTCTGGATCAGTGCGGGATTGGCTGAAGCGATTGCAATAGCCTCCTGAGCAGAGACAATGCTTTCCATTTGCGCGACGGCAGCTCGGCGGGCCTCGCCAACCTTGGACAGTGTCTCTAGCTCGCTGACCGCCCCGGTGCTGCGCGCGATGGCGAGGCGTTCTTCGTCGAGGGAAAGTTGCTTTGCGACGAAGGATGCGTCGGTCTGGATGTCGGCCAGCTTTTGCGCCTGCCGTAGCTGGGCCTCGTACTGATCGCCCAGCCCTGCGTCCCCGCCTTGCTGCGTTATCAACGCACGAGCCTCCTCTACCTGCTTTGCGATTCGGAGACGCGCCGCGCCCGCGCTGTCGCCGGCCAGTTGCAGCACGCTCGCGCGCAGCTCGTCATATCGACCTTGAAGCGCCCGTAGCGCCCGCGCCTCATCAAGCGACGCCAGGGCGGCGTCTCGGCTCGCCTGGACGGCCACTTCCCCGCGCCGCTGCGTCGCCTGCACGATCTTGCCCCCTAGCTCGCTTCGCTCGGCGTCGTCCTTTGGCTTCGCCGCGCGCAGCGCAGCAATTTCCTTGTCAATTGAGGCGAGCTGGGAGCTGAGCGCGGCGGCACGGATGACTTGCTGCGCGGCGAAGTACCCGCGAAGGTCCACCAGCCCGTCTTCGTATGTGCTGCGCACAATCTGATTAGCAAACTCGAATGTGGCCTTCTGCTCGTCGGCGAAGTCCCGGATCGCACGCACCTGATTGTCGAGTTCCTTCTTCCGGGCAGCGGCTGCGGAAGCGGCTCCGGCTGCGGCTGCTGCCCCTAAGGCCCCGTCAAACACAAGAGCTGGGCGCGGGTCCGGCGTGGAAGCCGCTGGCAAACGGCCGCGCCTAGCCAGCTCTCTAGGGTCTTGCTGCAATTTGTCGTTGACGGAACTTTGCGACTGTGCGAGCTTACGCAATTCACGGGCCTGCGCCACAAGCGTCGTCAAGTAAGGGCGACTGAGCGTAGCGCCCACGTCCTCCGCGTACGCTTTTCCTATGGCCCGGATGTTGTTTATGATGTCTTTCGGATCATCAAAAACAAAAGACTTTGTGGTAGCTGCTACGGAAGCAATGGTCTTCCCGGTTACAACAAATGTCCTGGCAAACACGTCAAGTCCCGTAGCCAAAATCGCTAAGGCATCAACACTGCGCTCTGCGAACTCCGCCACGCCGTTGTTCGCGGCGAGTCTGCCTGTCTCGGCGTCAACGCCGATAAGGCCCTTAATTAACTCGGTGCCAGCCACCACCAAATCGTTGATAGCTGGGAGAGCTTCTGTTGCCGCCGCCTGTGCGTAGAGGCGCAACTGCGCTAAGCTCTTGGCTTGCTTGTCAGCGTACTCGTCTGCGAGGTCAATTTGGCGTTTTGTGAGGATGGCTTGCCTACCGCCTTGCTCTTCCAACGCCTTGAAAACCTTTAGCTGTTCCGCGCCGCTCTTACCGAAAAGCGCCTGGGCGACCGCGACCTTTCCGGCGCCGTCAGCGAATCCAGCGAGCGCACGTCCGACGGCCTCATATTGCTCCACGGGGTCGAGCGCCTTAAACTCCTTTATGTTGATGCCGATAGCCTTCAGTGCCGCACCGGCCGTCTTGCTCTCGTCATCTATACCGACCAGGCTCTTGGTCAGTTTGTTCATAGAGCCGGCTACGGAACTAATCTCGACACCGGCCGTCGCGGCAGAAACTGCCAGGGCTGCAAGGCTTTCGGCCGAAGCGCCAGTGGTCTCTTCGAGGTCTTTGAAATTTGCAGCTTCGTTGACAAGCCTCTGGAACGCCACCGCTGCGACTGCTGACGCCGCAATTAGCGCGGTGATGGCGATGGTGGCGGCATTTATCGCGACGGCAACGTTCTTGTCGAATGCTCGGGCGAACCTCTTTGCTTCAGCTTCACTCTTGGTGAGGCCGGTCACAAACTCCGCCGCATTAAGGCCCAGGCTGACGACGAGTGCGCCGAGCGAATTAGCCACGTTGCCCTCCCACAGTCACCGCGCCAAAGAACGACGCCGCATCATCTTCGTCCCCCTCTCCATCGTCGTCCGAATCAAACAAGTAATCCGACAACTTAACATCCTTTCCGCCACCAAGAGACGTCTGCACGACGTAAGCGATTTGTGCTAGATACATCTCAATGCGTCTCATGGGCAGCATGCGCCGGGACGCATACTCGCTCCACCGGCGCAGCTCGCCCTCAGTCATAGAACTGGACACCCCGGCCGCCGTCATGCCTAAGTGAAGGGCCATGTCCATGACGAATTCTCGGCGCGGGGTCACGCGTTTGGGACTGCATCCGCGCGTGCTGCGGCCAGGATCAGGTGCAGCAACTCCCACGGCTGTTTCGCGATCAGCGTAAGGTCTTCTGCATTGGCCGGGTCGAAAAGCAATTGCCCGTCTTCGCTGTAGATAACTCGCGCTGCCGACCTTGCAAGTCGCCGCTTTTTGTCCACCTCCACCGCATCGTCCGTAGATGCGTCAACCTCCTCGACAGTCATCCGCCGCACATAGACGTCCCCCAGGACGCCCGCGTTGACTTTGATGGGTGTGACGGCCGCCTGCGCCGCCACTTCCCACGCCTTGCGCTGCGTGACCCGGTCCATCAACCCGCCGCGAAGTAATAGGGCGCCCCGGTGGCGCGGAGCGTAAAGCTGGCCGTCCACAAACCGCCAACCTGCACGCTTTCGCTCGTCTGCTGAACAAAGCCGAACACGATGATGGTGCCGCCCGATCCAGGCAGGATCACTTTCGCGGCGAGCGTTGTGCCAGCGAGGTACGCGGCCTGAATCGCGGCCTGGATGGCGACGTTCGGTGCGTAGTTGAAGTCCACCTGCACGGTGCCGAAGTCCGGGAGCCCAATCTCAAACTCCTGCGCCGTCGAGCATTGCGTCGTAGCGTCAATTTCCGGAGAGCTGCCGCCCTGCCGGTTCCAGCCTGTCAGCTCGCACAGCGTTGAAAACTGTGCAAGATCGACCTTTCCGCCGCCTGTATATGTGCCGTAATCCGTACTGCTGACGCCGAGCAACTTGTAGCTGTTGACGTCGATGCGCTCGATGACGAACAGCGAATCGTTCACCTCCGTCATTCCGAGCGCACCCAGGACGCGGATTACGTCCTTCGTGGCGCGGTTGCTGCCCGTGCTGGTGACAACGGCGACCGCAGCCTTGCTGATCGCGCTGATGGTTTCGCTGGGCGAGTCCCCCGAGTAGCCAGTTAGAAACTGGATCGTGGACCCCTGAAGTTTGAAGCGTTTTCCGCCGGCCATTTTGGGCCCCTTTCGTTTTACAGATTAAGCCGCGAGACTGCGGCGGGTGAAGAACTCACGTTGAAGAAGGGTGAAACACATATTCAATCATAGCGCGATGCGTTTTAGTTTCGGCATCGAACGTCTCAAACCCGCCTGTGCGCTCGCATCCCGGCGTGACGCTGGCCATGGCAGCAATGACGGAAGACTTCAACGTCTTCATGACATCGTATGTCAATGCAACGACGTCCAACTGGACCCGCACGTCGTCGGTGGGCTCGTCTTCGCTGCCACATTGATCCGGGAAAGGGGTGTCGCTGACAACAGTAAATCTGATGGCGGGCCAGCTTGGTGCAAGCGGCTCCTGCGGGAAGGTGGCCGCATGCACTCGGCCGCCAACAAGCGCCGAGAGGGCTGGCTTTATGACGAGTCCGACGTTCATCGCTTCGCCTTCGCAATCCCTCTGCGCAACCGTTCCGCAATCACGTCAACCGCCTTTCGCTTCTCGGACTCGTATGCCGGACGGAGAAAGGGCTCCGCCGGCATGTTGACTGTGCCGAACTCAACCAGGTGCGCGTGTGGGGCGCGGTCAATCTTTTGGCCTTTCTTGTTCGCAGGCTTTCCGCGCCCGCGAACCGTAACGATGTGCGCGACCGTCAGCCCAGCTAGTTGTCCCTTGGGAAGTTTCTTGACGATGATGGCGCCGAGCAGAGAGCCCGTATCGATGGCCGGACTTTGGCGGATGTTGCTTTGCGCGGTGGTTTTGACGAGCTTCGCGGCGGCGGCGGTGGCTTGGCCCGCGATGCGCTTTGCCACCTTCGCGCTCAGCCCGCGCATCGCCTCGCCCAATTCCCGAAGGCCGTCGACTCGAACTGTTTGCGTAGCCACGTTTGACATCAGCCTTGGTTGAGTCCGGTCCTACAAATCACGGCGATCAGCCGCCCTCGCAAACCTTGGTCCGGCATATCCAAGATGTTCATAATCGACCCCTTCCAGATTGCTCGATCTAGCGCCGTCAGCCCGAAGCGCTTGAACACGTCGGCGCGAATCCATATCGTATATGCTCGCGGGGTTCTGATGCCACCGTCAGAAACCGGCTCCGGGCTGCTGGCTTTCGCGCCGTCCACCGCGGCCCAGGTAGTAGCCACCGCGCGCCAATCATCCGGAGAGCGCCCGCCGCTGGCCGTGTCGGTGGCGAAGTTCCGCTCCCAGCGTACAAGCTGGTCTAGCCGCCTAGCGTCGACGTGGGCCCGGATGCTCATAACGCCAACTGCACCCGGTAGGGCTGCACAAGTGCCTCGCGCATGCGCTCGATCGCCTCGCGCTGCGCCGGGTCTATCTGATCGTAGAGCAGTTGGACGCCGAGCAGGATTGCGTCTTTGAGGGGCTGTGGCACGTTCGCCGCGAACTCTGCTTGCGTCGTTGGGGGTGAGCCCGCGGGGGCGTAGCCAGCCTGGTACTCAACGCGCAAAGCGTCAGGCCGCACATAGTGCGACGGCACGACGTACCCGACCAAGAAGCGCAGCTGGGGCGCCTCATCGTCGGAGACGTAATAGTCGCCGGGAAGAATCGCCGCGGGCGCGTTGCTCCCGTCGAAGTAGCTAACCGACATCACCCGGATCAGCGGCGGCCTGGGCAGCGTGGTTGCGCAAGAAGGCGCCGAGAATCCGGGCGACGACAGCCGAAGTGTCTGCTGCAACAAAGAACGTCTCGCCATCAATTCCACCTGCCTTGTGGCGGTTCCGATGAACCCCGTAAGCATCGCGTCGTCGGGGTGCGTGTCCACGTAGACCACGGGGTCCGCGAAAGCGTCGACTGCCGCTGTGTCTGGGGTCAATCGCAGATGCGAGTAAACCGCCGCCAGAGTAATCGGGAAGAAAGCGGGAGGGGTGATGATCGTGACATTCACGGGCGCTCCTTCGTTCTAAGGTAGATCGCGCGATTATCCGTCCGCCCTTGAATCGTTACAATCTGAAACAGCGCCCGATAGGTCTGCCCGGCAACGCCGCCAGAGATGAACGCGGACAAGACGTGCGATGCAACAATCCCGGCAGACGCCAGCACGCTGACAAAGCCAGAGCTGACGACTGTAATGCCCGCAGCGGCCGTGACGACTCCCGAGACGATCGTGTCTCCCGGCGCCATCCACTCGGTCCAGTCAATGCTGTAGTCAAGCACAGAGCCCGTGGCGCGGCCGATGATCTGGCGTTTCGTTGCGGGGTCTTCAACGTAAGTATCTATCATGTTACCGCCTCAATCAGCAGTGTTCGGTCTTCGGCGATCGCTTGCAAGCTGCGCAACTCGCTATTGGCTTTCCAAATGCGATTTTCCGGCCTAGCGATGCCCCTGCGCGACTCTCCCGAAAGGCGCAGACGCCGATCAAACGGAGTGAATCCAGCGGGCAGGGCGGTGTTCGGCTGCATGCCAAGATCGCCGAGAAGGTGCGCAATCATCTCTAGGCGAACGCCAGGAATCCAACGACATCGTTGGCTACAGACGTGCTCGTGTTGTTGGTCAGGCCCACCGCCGTTGTAACGGCGATGAAAATCCCGGTGGCGTGCGCGATGCCTTGCAGAACGGTGATGTTGATGCTCCCACCGACCGGGATGGCGTATTCGTAGAGCGCCGAAGTCGTCCCCATCGTGGGCGCAGCGGACACATTGAACAACTTGACGTAACGCAATGCGGCCGACGTGTTCGTCAGGGCAATTGAGAGCAGCCGGCCTGCGGTTGCCTTAACCTGCGTTCCCGCAGAGGTGGCGGGACTGGCGTAATTGAACGCCGTCGCCGCCCCCGTGGCGTTGGCCCGGACCTGGAGGCCCACGTCGGCGATCAGATTTGCGCCGGCTGTGATCGTCGAGAGCGTGCCGACCGTCGTAAGCGTGGTCAGCGTCTGTGTCGCGGCGAGTGAGGCGGTAACAGCTAAGTTGGCTGCGGTCGGGTTGCTGACCGTTGCCGCGGTGGGGGTCCAGGTTTCCGTGCTGAATCGGGAGAACGCCCGGATGCTGCCGCCCGTTATCGTCGTCGCGATCCGGAGTCGCACAAAGCGTGCGCGCACCGGCAAGCTATAGATGATGGCCGAAGCGGTCGCCGTGATCGCAGCGACGATTGGCACGCCCGTCGTCAGCGCCGAGTTGAAGACTGGCAGTGCGACGTAGTTAACATCGTCGTTGCTCTGCTCGAAGATGAAAGTTCCGCCCGTGCCTGTGCTCACAACCTGCACAGACGCCGAACGCAAATCGGCCGATGCTGTAGCTGCTGCGCCCGCGGTCGCCGGCAGAATATTGTTGATGGTCGCCGTCTGCGCGGCCTGCCCATCCAGGACCGTCGCTGCCTCGACCACGGGAATCGCGGTCTGGTTGCTGGCAAGCACCACGGGCACGGACGCCGCCATCGCCGCTTGGCCATTGACGGGGATGCGCGCGGCCAACGTGGCTTCTGTAGCGACGCCCGTGACGGCGACGGTGCCGCTGACAGGCTGCGTGGCCGGGAAATTGCTGACTGCAACAGTAGACAGCGGTGCCAGCGCGGTGATCTGAGCAGCAGTCAGGACCACAGGCGAGGACGCCGCCGCCAGTGCCTGCCCGAGCGCGGGGGTCTTGGTGTCGATTGACGACAGCACCGTCACACCGGCGCCGTCGCTCGCAAGCGTGACTCGCTGGGTGTTCGCGTCTACTGCGCCAGCCCCGCGCGTGACGTTCGGGGCTGTCGGCACGGGCACTGCGCGCAACTGAGCGTCGGTGAGCCCGGCCCAAGTGAAGCTAACCGGCTGCGTGGCTTGGAAGAACGTCCCAGTGACAGCGACGGGGCCGGATATGCCTATGCTGGTGTTGGAGAAAACAACCGGCTGATCGCCCCCAGATAGCGCCGGCAATCGAGCCGCGATCGTGGTCAGAAGGGAGTTGGCGCTGACTTGCAAGGCGGACGTCGCCAGATTGACCGGCGCTCCATCGACGTTGCAAATGACGTTGTATGGGAGGAGTACGCCCGCAAAGTCCGCGGCGCGAACAACCTGTCCGTTTGTAAGATTGATGTTGTCCGCCATATCACGTCACTCCCATCATTTTGTCTCGCTCTTCAAACCACATTTCCGCCCGAGGAACACTACGGTAACGCTTGAACGCCGGAATGCCAGTGGTCCAGTGCAGAATCGCCGCCTCGTCGCACGCTTGGCCTTCGTCAACAAGACAATTCCACCGCGGGGGCAACTCGCCAATATGGCTGTCTTCTAGGAATTGCAGCTGTAGCAAGTCCAACGGCGCCGCCCGGGCGACGTAAGCCGGAGTGATAGCGTCCCACGCGTGGTGCTCGCAATTCACGACCATAAGGCTGACCCAATTCTTGCGCTCATAATTCTTGTTTGGGGCTTCCATCGGCGTCCCAAGATACTTGATCGGGTGTCGCGTTTCGTATGCCTTGTGCTTCACTACTTGCACCGCAAACTTCGGATCAAACGTACTGTCAAGCGTTGCCACATCCTGCAACATGATCATGTCCGATGCATCGGCAAATATGGCGCGGCCCTTGCGTCCGCACAGCCAAGGCACCAGGAAGCGACTAAACGTAAACGTATTCGTGCCTGTCGGCATGCCCATATGTGTCAACGGCATGAACGCCACCGGCTGCGACGCGCGCCGAATAACGCTTCCCGCGAAGACGTGATACCCGGCTTCTTCGCGCTCGTCAAAGCCGCAAAACAGGCGTATCACAGCGGCTTCCTCGCCACCACGCGCATGTCCCGATGCACGCGGCCGGCTGGGTGGAATTGCGGGGGCTCATCACCGATCTGGTCGAAATTGTGCGCCTGCAACAGAGCCCGCAGGCTCTTGGGGGACCACGCCCAGCGGTGAGACATGTAGGGGTCTGCTTGCCGCGGGTCGCCGTAGAGCGCCCACAGCGTCAATTGGTCCGGGTCTTTCCCCCCTTGCACCGTGCCGCTAAGCACATTGCGGCAAGCCTTCATCAAATCCGGCATCTCCATTACCAGCCGCCCGCCCGGCGCCAGAAGGCGCTTCCATTCCACCAGCACGCCGTCGACTTGCCAGCGATAGAAATGCTCAAAAATATGAATGGCCAGAATTTCGTCAGCGCACCCGTCCGGCAAAGGCACGGAGTCCGCGGGCGCAACAATGTCAGCCGCGGGCCGCGCGACCGCATCAATGCCGGTGTAGCCTTCAATCCGCCGGCCGCCGCACCCGATATTAAGTCTCATGCCGTCGTTCTCCGAATCCATACCCAAGCATCGGCCGCCTCCGAAGGGCTCCAATTCCACCACCCGAGTCGCCGCAAGAACTCGGCGCGCTGGGGGCGGGTGGGCCGTGGATTATCGCCGAACAAAGCCGCCGCCGCGCCACCTTCGCACTCCACGGGCACGCCCGCGATAGCCGCGTCAACGGCGACGTTGCTGTGCCGACATACAACCAGCGAACACCCCCACAGCGCGTGCTCGATCGGCATATCCCAACGCGACACAGTTCCCTCCAGCGGCTCCGGCCGCTTGCCCTTCGGGCGCCACGCGATCGCTCGCCCGGGGAAGCGCAGCCGCAGGGCGGCGAGCGTTCGGCGCTCCCACTCCAGGTGACCCAGCCGATAAAGAGCCTCGCTTTTCTTTCCCAGTCCCACCAGCAGGATCGGCCCGGCTGGGTTCGCATCCTCCCGCAACGTGCGGGCCGGGCCGCGGGCGCCGGTGGCGGGCGCCATCGCCAGGTGGCCAGGGTCCGGGTGAAGCCCGTCCAAAGAGAGCCGCAGCGCAACCTCGCGATCCCAGTAGCCTAAATCCCAAGATGCGACGCGCCCGCCCGCGCCGAGGTGAGCGAGGGTGGCTGCGCGTCGCGATTCCAGCCCTGCTCCGTACAGCATCAAGAGACCGTGGCGGCCTGCATACTTGTCGGTGACAGCTGCGGTGCGCTGGTTCGCCGAGGCCATTGCGCAAAGCATCGCCCGCCCTCGCTTGGCCATCGGGGCGTCAATCAGTATTTCGCAGCCGTCGTGCAGCACAGCGTCTCCAGCCAGGACAGGTACTTCGCCGCGACAAAATCTAGCCGCAGCGAGCCCGCCGCGAGGGTGCAGGCCCGCGCGCTGCGCTCTCGTGCCGAGTGCAGCAAATCAAGCCCCGCGGCGACTTCCGCTTGGGTGTCCGCCCAGCACTCGCCCCCGCTCGCAGTCTCCAAGTACCCGGCCTCCCGTGCGCAGATAATGGGCGTGCCGGTGGCCTGCGCGTTGGCCAGCTTCACGTTGGACTTCCAACGCCGAGGTGCGTAGCCCGTCGCGTCGCGCAACGCCACGACAATGTCCAGCTCAGAAAGCGATGTCGGGTTGATTCGCCACTCCAGACCCCTTTTGGCGCACTCCTCCGCGAGCCACGGCCCCCACCGCCCGAGGTGCTGCTCCGCACCCTCGTAGCCCACCACGCGCAACGGCCGAATCGGCGTTCGCATGGCGCCGGCGCGGGCGTGGTGCGGAAGGGCCAGCGCGGGCACTCCGAATTCCTCGCAGTCGTTCGCCATTGCCTCCGTTGCGGCGACGATCCCCGCCGGGCGAATCGTGGCGAGCGCCGCGCGCAGCCACAATAAGCACCCATCGCGGTCCCAAGAATTGCCGGCAGGCTGGGGCCACGCATCCACCACATCCCAAACGATCGGCACGGCCGCTTCGCGCAACGCCCCGAGCAGCGCCGCGTCGGGCCTCTTTACCAAGACAGCGACGTCGTATCCCAGCGCTGCGCTAGCCCTCGGGGCGACCGTCGCCCCAAGGGCCCCGCCCAGCTGCTCGCCGCGAATTCGCCATGAGCCACTTTTGCCGCGGCCAGTCACAAGGATTTTCATTCTGGGCAAGCACGACGCGGGGCGGCGGCACCGTCATCCTTAGGGTCGGCAGCTAGAGGGAAGGTACTTCGCCTCAATGGTTGTGCCTGCGCCTCCGCACACCCATGCGTAAACGGAATCGCCGGAATTGGCCGCCGTCATCGGCGTGCCGACCGCCGCCTGGGGCGTTAGTGTCAGCACTTTGCCGTCTACTCCACTTGCATCAATGCCAGTGCCGGCCGTCACGACGATCGTGCCGGCGCCGGTCGTCGCAACGAGGGCCACGTACTTTGAAGGCGACACAATCTCGCACCCCCAGCCTCCCGCCGCGGGGAGGGTGCCGCCGGCCTGGAATATTTGTGTTACCTCGACCCTGCACCCAGAGGCAGCCAGCACAATTTCTGAGACCTTGGCACGCTTAGCGTAGCCGCTGTAGGCGGGCAGCGCAACGGCCACCAAGATGCCGATGATCGCAACAACGATCAAAAGTTCGATAAGCGTAAATCCTGACTGATTCGTCTTCTTCATTTCAACTTCTCCAAAGAGTTTGTATGGTGGTTGGGCCTAATGCAATTTCACTTACGCTCGTCCTCCGAGGATGCTCTCAATGGCTTCTCCGGTTCGTACTTCTTCAAGATTCCAAACGGCCCACGCCATCCTGCGGAACGTGTCCAGTCGCGTTGCGTCGTCACGTAGGTCTTGTCCTGGCCAGCCCGACAAGGTCCGGGCAGCGCCCGCGCCTATCCACTCCGGCGCGGCGTACCACACTGGAACGCCAAACGCCAGCGCCAGCACCGCCGCGCCGCTATTCCACGTCAGCACCCTGGCAACCCCTCGCAACTCGTCTTCCAATAGCGCCGCCGCGCCAGTTCCCGGGTGTTGCCGGATGTGACCACCGTAGCGGGCCTGTGTGGCCTCCGCCCACCCGTCCGGGCTGCGGAGGCCAACCTCGCCGATGCCCCGCTGCCCAAGAATCAGGCTGCCATCCCCTGACCTCCAAGGGGAAAGTTCCACGCCCCATCCATCCCACCGCGCCGGGCCGCGATAAGGGGATGTGCCGGCGCCGTTGTGATGTCCGACAGCGAGCGAAAACCACTTGCCGCCGCGCCATTGTTTGCCCAGGTAGCCATTCTCCGCGACCAAGACCCGGCCGCCGAAACGCTCAAACTGGATCGCCTGCTCTGCCCACGCTCCATAGCGATTCCAGATCAGCAAAACGTCGCCCGAGGTGGGGCCTGGGAGGTTTTGAACGACGTCGTAGCCCACCGCGGACAGCCCCGCGTCAAACGCCTCGCGTTCGTAGTGCTGGCTAGGACGCAGTGAGTTCAGCGCGCGAGGCATATGCCAATTCCTGTCCCAGGGTCGCGCGCCGGAAGCATGTCAACGCACTGTTCGGGGTGCAGTTCACGACGTCCACGCCGAGCTTAGACAGCACCGGGGCCACGTCTGCGAAGCGTCTACACCATGTCGCATAGGTTTCGTCCGTGGTCTCGCGCAACCCGGGCGGATGCTTGTCGTGCCAGTGTGCGCCGCTCACGTTGACGCCGCAGAGGATTACCCGCGCTGCGCCCGTGTGAACCGCCACATGCAGAGCCTGATAAGCGCTGTTGCCACCAGTGCGGACAGCGTCTGTCGCGGGATCGAACCCATCAATGCCAGTGCTTCGCAACTGCAACACGCCCGCACCAGGCTGACACGTCACCTTGAAGCCTGCAAAGTCACGAGCGTCGCGATTCGCCGGATGGTTCCACCACTCGGGGTCCGCCCCGTACAGCATCCACGCCCAGGGGGTGAGCCGAAAGGTGCTGTTGGTGACTATGGCTGGGCAGCCCGAGGCGTGCACCGCCGCCGCCACCTCGGCCGTCATCCCGTGCCCGCTCGCCATGACGACGACAGTGCCACCTTCAAAACAACGGGGCACTGTCCACCGGGCCATGTTTAAGCCTTCCCCTGCGCGCCGCGCTCACCCTTCTCGCCCTTTAAGCCATCACGTCCGTCGCGTCCACGCTTGACGCAAAGACGCCACGCCTCGGAGGTGCCCGGCTTGTCAAACGTGCCATCAGCTTTCGCAATCCACAACGACCCATCCCATGTCACAACGTCGCCAGCACAATAGCGCTCGTCGGCTTTGTACACACCACGGTCCAGGAGTGCGGGTGCGCGAATTGACTTCGTAAGAGTAGTCCCGTCGGTGCAATCGAGCTTCAAAGACCACGTTCGGAGGTCATCGCCGAGTTCTACGGCAGCGTCCGAAATCCCACGCAATACGACTTGCCAGCCCGAGGCGCGCAAGTCCCCGTTCGCTATCATCAACGGGTCCGTCGCGCGCTCCGCCCGGATCATCCCGCCTCGAAAAGCCGCATAGGTGCCCCGCTGGTAACGCTTCGTAAAGTCGATGCCATCCAGCACGTCCAGGTGCGCAGCGTCTCGGCCTGCATCCCCGTCACGCCCATCGGCGCCAGTGTCGCCCTTGGTGCCGACCCCGGATGCGCCGTCCTTGCCGTCGCGGCCGTCGCGGCCTTCTTTTCCGGGATCGCCCTGCGGCCCGTCCTTGCCGTCCAAGCCATCGGCGCCAGTGTCGCCCTTGGTGCCTGCCTCACCAGCAACCGCGACCGGCAGCGCGTCAACCTGCCGCGCGAGGGCGCGCAGCTGCTCGCCGAGCGGCGCGAGCGAGCGAAGGACGTAAGCCTGCATCGCGGCGATCACACCATCCACCATCGTCGTCATTCGGTCGCTTTTGCGGAGGTCAGGCATGATCGTGTTCTCTGGTGTGCATCGCTGCGAAGTGTCTGTATAAAGCGGTCGCTTCGTGCTAATAGGAGCTAAACAACTCGCGAACTGCCCGAGGTAAAATCCATCGTAACCTGTCCAGTCACTGTGTCGTAACCACCCGTTCCGGCCCACGTCTTGCCAGTCATGTTGGCTGATGCGTTCGTGTATCCGAGAACAACGCCGTTGGTGTCCGTCTGCCACTGCCCGGACGGCGAGCCGGCGCCGTAATACCACGGATAGATTCCCGACATCCCATACATAAATCCGCACATGAACAGGCGCTCCATAAAGGAGGCGCGATAAGCGGGGGTTTGTGCGAGAAATGCGATGTATGGAACAAATCCGTCAGCGGGGCCAAAGCCCCACTCCGATGCGATCACCCCCGCTACGGTTTTTCCGTTCCGCCCCAGAAAGTCGCGCACCACGTTTGTGCCCAGCGTGCGAGCATTGGTCAGGTCTCCGTAGGATTGAGCCTGAATTGAAGTCGGCCCGGCAAAATAGGGGTGTGTGCAAGCCCACTCGAAACAGTCTTTTCCCGTCCGCGTAGGATTGACCGTGCCGGGCTGATTAATAACCTGGTCCATACCGTAGTTTTGTTCAAAAGCCTCAAACATGCCGGGCGAGCCAATCCTCATCGTTGGGTCTGCGGCGTTGAATGCCGCCTTGACGGTCCATGAGAAATCGACGAACTGCGCCCGGGTTCCCCACCAGAAATATCCAGTCGACGCAATCTCTCTGTAGTCCATCTCATTTCCAGCCGAAACCAGCGAAAAGAAATGTCCCCAGACGGCATTGTTTCGGATGGCGAACTGCTGGCAAAAGTAAGTTAACTGTCCTAGATCAGTTGGGTAAGCCCCTTCGCCAAGCATTCCATGAGGGCCTTGTATGCCCGAACTTGCCCCCGCCAGGAACGTGGGCGTTCCGTTGAGGCAATAGATGCCATCCTGCACGCCAGCCGCGCGGGCATTCGCGACGAAGTTGTCAAGCGTCGTCCAGTCGATTGTGTTCGGCGCGGTGTGCATACTGCCCCAAAACGTGAGCGAATCGCCAAAGTTCGTCACGCTGCCGATTGAAGACGCGAAGGCCGGAACGTCCGCCGTTGTGCGCGGCCAGTTCAGCGCGGCCATTCCGAAAAACGACTTTTCAATCTGCCGCGGAGGGCCCGATATCCGCTGAAATGCTTGCTGACGAACCACATGCGTCATGCGAAGACCCGGACTCTTTGGGATAACAACGCAATCGTATCTGTGTTCAAAACTGGCGTGGATGTTTGGTAAAACATCAAAAAGTTGTTTGCAGAAAAGCTCACTTTGCCAGCGAGCCCCGCTATCTGAATCATGGATGCGACGACATCTTCCGATCGCTGGAAAGTGACCAGTGCCGTGTCAGCCGAAGTGATCAAAACCCGAAGGTGAAGGCCGAGCGTTTTCGGAGCGCCATAGCCAAACATATTTGGCGAGTTGGCTAATGGTGCGTCAATGACGCTGTTGCTTGTGCCGAGATAGAAATACAGGAACGTCGGACTAGCGTCCACGATGTTCTGTCGGATGACATAGTCGGCCTCAATAATTGAGCCGATGCGCAAAACGCCGACGTTGACCGCGGCCGGAACGACGATCACGCCTTGCGAGACGTTAAGCGTTGTCGTTGCCAGAGGCGCAGCAATAGTGCCGACGTTCAGAAGACTCACGGACGGCGAGTGTGAATCTGACAATGTGCCGCCGCCGCCGCCGCCGCGCCGCCCCGCAGTTCCTTGCGGACCCTTCGGGCCTT